ATGTATGCAAGAACAAATGTGTTTACCACATACATAAACTGGAAGCCAAGCGTTCCATTCATTCTAAAGATCCGTCCTCTACAACAACTGAAGTCATCATTAAAAATTACAAGTGGTGATTTTTTTTATAATTTATATTGTTTTCAATAAGGACTCAAACAACTTCCTTTAACATGTCACTGAATATATGATACACACATTCATTTGTAAAGTGGCATTCGACATTTAAAAAAATACCACTCATATTTAGCATAAAGATTTTGATTTCAATCGTGGATTTAAGTTGTGGTTTGGAGTGATATGGAACAAATTATGAAACTACAAATTGCTGACAAGCTTGTCAATATCAAAAAGCTTGTGAACGCACTCGGAAATATAAGCGACTATAATAACCCATTTTGTGAGAATGGAAATGAACGTGGTATTGTTATTTGTTCAGGTGGAGATAAGTATTTTCGTTCAACTGTTATTATCCTCAAAGCGTTACGATACATGGGTTGTACATTGCCTGTTGAGTGGTTTTATGTTGAAGATGAAATGAATGCCGATATGATTGCTTACGTTGAGAAAGAGTTTAGTGACATGGTTTCCGTAATTAATGTCATGGATAGAGTTGATCAAGTTTTTAGTGTATTTAGTAAAATTGGATTGGATTATGGTGGTGGAGATTCTTTTTTTAAAAAGCCTACGGTGGCTAGTCTAAAGAGTTACGCTGTCAAACCGTTTTCATTATTAGCCAGTCGATTTAATGAGATATTACTGATTGATGCTGATAATACACCAATTAAAAATCCAGAATTTCTGTTTAAAAGCAATGCTTATCAGTGTTATGGCAATGTATTTTGGGCTGATTTTGGATTTGAACCTGAAACTCAAAAGATTTATTTTCCAAGCGGGAAAAAAGTGTTTGAATGTTTAGGAATTGAAGATCCACGTGATTGTAAAATGGCTTTATGTGAATCAGGACAATTAATGATAAATAGATATGTTCATTGGAAAACTCTTATTATTAATTGGTACTTAAATCAAGAAAAAGATGTGTTTTACAAGTATTTTTTCGGAGATAAAGATTTGTATTGGGTTGCATTCTGTCTGAATAGTGTACGTGACTTGTACTATCAAAATCCAAATAGACCATTTGGTGTTGGTGATGCTCGAATGATAGGATATTCACATGGTTTGGGTCAGAGAGATTTAAGCACAGAAGGAGATATAATTTTTTTACACAGAACTTTATCAAAATGGCAGATCGAAAACCCAATAACAACGCCTTGTTGGGATTTAGTGTATAGTGGAAAAGGACTTAATCATTGTTCAATTAAAAATAAACAAGTTTATCCTGATTGGACCTGTCGTGTTGTAGTAGAACCAGTTAATAATATTACCAAATTTCTAAATAACTTAGGAATCAAATTCCTCAATGATATTGGAGGACGTAAGGAGTTGTATGTTGATGAGGAAAAATACAATGGCTTCATTGAGAAGAATAAAAACAAACAAAAAGGAGTACCTTACCGGTTTATTGGAACCAGATTGAATGAACCTGGTTATGATGACATGATTAAACGAGTAACCAAAATTTATGATAAAAAGGAAGAAGAGTTGGTCGGTAGCTTGACCACGACCATTCATAAATTTACTGATTTACTGATTTCTGGTAAGATTGGGTTTGATAAAATCTTGAACGCGATGGTAAAACTGCTGAAAATGAAGAAAGATTCAGAAGCCAAGTATATTTTTACTCAAATTGTCAACAAATGTCCTGCTACACCATATCATTATTACTTTGGGGGGAAACTTAATAGCAACTACGGTGACCAGCTAATGAGTCTCAAAATATTCAAAGATGGTACCGAGATTATTGAACGCTCTGGTAATAACCGTCTTCGTTACGAATTTTGGAGTTATCTTGGATTCTTAATGGTTCAACTCAATAAAAATATTTTCATAGACGGTGTGGAACCCAAAGGACTGACCAAAGACAAATTCATGGAATTTATGGACCACTTTGAAAAGTACGGAGCTTTCAACAGATACTATGGAATCAACTTGATGACAACATTATCAGAATACGATAAAGGATTTGAATACTATTCACATGGAGATGCAATTGCGCACATAATGAGTGATTTGAATTTTAACGTGTTTGGTCACAATCGTAAAGATATTCGACATTCACGTAAAATTATGGAAGAAAAGCTAGACAAATTGAATTGTATGTCGGAAAGAGATTTGCTTACATACGGTTTACGAAAAGAACATGGATATGGAAAGAGTGGATTTAGTAAACATGATTATGATGGTATTCTGCGTTATCCTCATTTCTTAGCTAATCATTTCTATTTGTCATACCATGACATGAATGACGCTGATATTTTTAGTAAGTTCTGTAAACTAAATCGTAAACTGTTCCCTATGATTAACTACACAACACCACACTACGAAGAACTTATGGATAAGACATCTGGATTCAATCAAGATTTGAAAAATGGCAGAAGAAAAATTAGAGTTGGCTTTATTTCCTCACATTTACGCAATCATTCTGTGGGTCGTGATAGGATTGGTGTAATATCCGGTCTTCCTCGTGATAAGTTCGAAGTGTACGTCATCATCTTTAAGAAAAACTTCAAAGATCAATTTGTCCAAGTCATGTTGGGTTCCCAAGTCAATATCATCGACATTGGCTATCTATCATTGGATGAACAACAAAGGACTATTGCTGAACTCAAGCTTGACTGTTTGATTCATTGTGATATTGGAATGGTACCAGATAACTACTTTTTGGCGTATTCACGTTTAGCCAAATATCAATTCGTGACATGGGGACACTCAGATACTTCAGGTATCGACACTATTGACTACTATATTTCCAGTAAATACTTTGAATTACCATATGGACAAGCTAAGGATAACTATAGTGAGAAGTTGATTACGCTTGACAGTCTTTCAACTTATTACTACCCAATTCATTATGATTTCAGTAAAATTAATGATAAGGACTTTAAATTACCTGAGGGTATGAGATACTATATGGCATTACAATCGGTGTTTAAGTTTGGATTTGAATTTGTCGATATTTGTAATGACATTCTGAATCGTGACTCTAAGGCTTGTATTGTTTGCCTTAAACCAACCCATGATTACTTTGTTAAGAATGTCAAAAAATACTTCTTTGATAAGATTGTTGACTTGTCCCGTATTCATCTTATTCCACATCAGTCTATACATGTCAATTTTATTTACTATATGAAAAAGGCTGACGTTGTGATTGATACATATCCATTTGGTGGATGTAATACATCACTTGAAGCATTTTACTATGGAGTTCCAGTTGTTACCTTACCTAGCAATTTTATTCGTGGTAGATTTACCAAAGGATTTTACGAAAAAATGGGTGTAATGGACTTGGTTGTCACTGATAAGAAACAGTTTGTCGAAAAAGCTCTCAAGGTCGCTTATGATAAAGATTATCGTTCTCAGATTTTAAGTAAGATTGCTGATAACAAAGACAAATTGTTTCTAGAACAAAAAAGTGTGGACGATTACGCTGAAATGCTTAGTAAAATTGCACATGATAAAAAATTTAATTTTAATGGTTCACAGTAAAATAATTGATTATTAAATTATTTGACCAAAACATATAAATAAATAACTAATATTACAATATAGCGACTATAATAAATTGTAATATTATGGGTAGTTACATAAGTACAGATAATACTGTTATTGTGACAAAAAAAATTACTGGAATGAATATTGACAAAATTAATGAGACAAATTGTAATGATCAACCTATTGCAATTGATGAAGACATTATTCTTGTCACTAAGGAAGAGAATGATCATATTGAAAACGAGAATGAGGAGAATAATAATCTAACTCGTCATAAAAAATTTATTTCACGTATTTCTGTGTTTTTAAATCAAAAAGTTAAACCAAAATTTAAGGAATTTAAAGAGAAAATGTCTCGTCGCAAATATGCTCGTAATGTTTCTGCTATTGTAGCTCAAAAAATAGCTGAACGTACTGAAAATAAAAATACATACCGTGTATTTACTATTAATAGCGTTAAAAAATCAAATGATAATTTTTATGTACAATTTGATATGGAAAATGACATCAAAGCATTATTCAAAAAATATAACGGAAAACATAATATACTAACGACTGATTATGAAATTTTTGTTCGAGGAAATCCGTTATTATCTCGATATCAATATTATCGTACAACTAAAAAAATTATTAATTCACACGAAACATCAAACCATCATAATTTGGTTATGAAAACTGGATTTATTTCTAATTTGGAAGAATATGTATGCGATGAAAAATATTACTATTTGGCTCTACCAATTTTTAATGATCGATTTTATATTGTATGTGATGACTGGAACTCATTTTTCATTTATGACAGTAATAATTACAAATACGTTAAATTCGAACCCGACTTAAATGGTAAGTATGCTCTATTCGACGATGGCACTATTCTTTCTCTTGATGAAAAATGTAGCCATGATTTGAATTTTGACATCAAAATTCACTCTCATTTATTTATTGAAAAATATTTAGAAGAATTCATGAATGAAATTGAAACACAAAACCATATGGAAATGCAATATAATTATAGTGATAAAATCAATGTAGACCAAAACAAAGATGAAGAAATTGAAAAAAGCTTCCAAATTAATAGTGATGAGGAAAATGAAGACGAAAAATTTACAGAATCCAATATGTTAGATGATTATGTAGAAATTTCCAAATCACATAGGTAATAATAAAAAAACTGAATTCCAATGATTTATTATGATTATAACAACTTGAGCAATGTCCGAACTTAATATACAATTGATTGAAGTTTTTAAAAATGGAGATTTAGATTATATCAAATATTTAATCGAAAATGGAGCTAGTATACATTCTTAAAATGATAGAGCTTTATGTTGGAGCGCAAAAAATGATCATTTTGAAGTAGTTAAATATTTAATTGAAAATGGAGCTAATCAAAATATGTTATTTGAATGATGGAATAAACAAAAAATTTCAAAAGTATTTCTCGAAATTGATAATGAACCTGTTAAACAATAAACTAATAAACTATGTAGCGAGTCATTTGAACTTCCTATAAAAGGAGATTGGTATGTTGTTTGAGAAGACGATTCCATTACTATTTTTGAAAATGTACACTTAACTTCCGTAGAGCCTAAACTTATTAAAGCGGTTTATATTCAAAAATATCCAATTATTACATTAATTAAAATGATTATTCAATCATTATATTGTAAAATATGTAAACTAAAAAAATGATACCTAATAATTTTATTTATAAATGGCTTAATCTTTTAAGGCACAACAATAGAATGGCACCTTTGAAACATTGGTATTCCGGAACACATTTTATCGTGACTGCATTGAGCATGGCTTCTGTTATCATTTCGGGAATTATTAATTACCAAGGTAATGGTTCGTGTAGACTTTGTTCCGACTGGATCAATATTACACAAACTATGTTGAGTAATTACGATAGAAATGGAAAAATTAACGGAACTAATGATATTGTTTGTTCAAATGCTTCAAGTAGCATTGACTTGGGATATTTTATGACAATGTACAATGCTATTTTAATGGGTATTCAGGTCTTGTTTTTTATGTTTGCGTTTACTTACTTTACTGGCACAAACTATCATAGTCGGACTTTTGAAAAGCATTTACGATTAACTTTGGGATATTTTCATACATTTCATATCATTGTACTGACAATTTCATCGTCATTGATTATCAGCTTTAAGGTTAGTATTCTAGAACGGACGGCATGTTCACGTATTCTATTATACTGGTATTACGCTTATTTAGTTGTTAATCTTTTGCATTCAAGTGGTATTATTGGAAAAGTGGTTCGTGAATATTGTAAAAATCGAAATTCAAGTAGATTTCATACGAGTGATACCGAAAGCAGAAATGATACCGACGAACATAATAGCACTTATTCATCATATTCATCAAATACTTATGGTACAGGTGCCAACAAAAATGATGTTGGCACCTATTCTGTCACGTTTTAATACATTTTATTATAATTTTAAATGGATTTAAACTATTGAAGACCAGTTAAATATTCTATCCAAAATAAATTTGATTTTGATTATAGTAATATAGTTAAACAAACAAAATATAAAAATATATACGCATAATAATATACGATTGCTTTGATGACTAGTAAACGTAAGACTGCTCAAAAAAATATTGTTGCAGAGGATAACGAACAAACGGGCTTGACAAATAATACTAGTTCCACAAAGAAAAAAGAGATGGAGGTTTCACCCATCACGTTATTTGAAGATAGTGATTTTAATTGGAAAAAAAACACATTCAAAGTTGTAGATTCTTTGTTCAAGAATAATAAACAACTTGTGCGTCACCAAATTGACTCATTTGATGATTTTATTCTGCACCGAATTCCAGAAATCCTAGAAGAACTCAATAACAATGACAAGATTAATTCATTATATGTGGATTGGGATAAGGATAAGAGACGACATAACGTTCAATTCAGATTTCAATTTGGACGATTTTATATTACTAAACCTGTTCTTAATGAACAGGATGGAAAAGAACGTATAATGTATCCCAAAGATGCTCGTCTCCGTAATTTAACTTACGCTTCTAGTATTTTTGTCGATATTCATCCCCAAATTATTAAATTTGGAACTCGTTCAAATTCTCCTGAATTAATTGAAATTCCAGTCGTTGAAAAAGTCAATATTGGTAAACTGCCAATTATGCTTCAGTCAAGTTTTTGTGCTCTATACAAAAAGCCTCCTCGTACTTTAGTTGCTTTGGGTGAATGTGAATTTGATGAAGGTGGATATTTTATAGTCAGTGGTAGTGAAAAAGTAGTAGTAGCTCAGGAACGAATGTGTGAGAATAAAATTTATGTTTTCCCACAACCCAAGCAATCAACTAGCAAATATACTGATATTGCTGAGATTAAATGTGTACAGGAAGGTTGTTCAGTTCCTGTTCCTGTATCGGTCATGATTACTACACGCGAAAATAATTTTGGTCATACAATTAAAGTATCAATTTCAAAAATTAAACATGATATTCCTCTGTTTATCATATATCGTGCGCTTGGAGTTCTTTCGGATCGTGATATTTTGGAATACATCACCGGAAATTTGGATAACTCGACCGCCAAACTTTTAATTCAATACCTTTATCCATCACTCGAAGAAGCTAGTTCAATAACAACTGAAACTGCTGCTCTTCGATATATTTCTCATTATTCCATGCTTCCAGGTCATATGAAAAACTTGGATGAGAAAGATGAAGGTGATATGAATTACAAATTGGCTTATACTAAGTCAATTATTGTTCAGGATTTATTTACACATCTTGGTGAAGATATTATTCTTAAAAGTTTTTTCTTGGGTCATATGACGTCCAAGCTACTCAAAGCTCATTTAGGAATTATTCAGTATGAGGATCGTGATAGTTTTATGAATAAACGCGTTGATACGACTGGTCCTCTTCTTGCTAAATTATTCCGTCAAAACTTTACGCGTCTTATTAATGACGCTAAAAAACAACTCAAAAAAGTAATTGAAGACGGTAAATA